GTTACAGGAAGAAGCTGTTTACTATAATCTTTTTATTTTTCATGTTTAGGTGTGGGTTAGGTGATTAGGCATATAACAGGGCAATAAGTGGAAACTCGTCCACCATATCAAATATTAAGAGTTAAAGAGGAAATTGGATGAAGTTTATGGGTAGTGTGCCCTTAAACACCCCTATATCGCTTAACCGCGGCCTCTATGAAGCGCAAGAACGCAGCCTGAATTGTGGTCGGCCCACGGTATGACTCTATCCTCTGGATAGCCTGCTGCCGCATACCCATTGTTTTCCCGAGCTGGGCCTGAGTAAGACCCAGCTCTTCTTCTCTGATCCGCCGAAACTCTTTACCGTCCATTTCTCCTGCCACGGTAAAGTCCAGCAACACCGGCCACCCCGGCGCCAAACATGAGTATCGTAGAGGGCTCAGGAACAGGTGATGGGCCAGGTTGATTAAACGTGCATACCTCAATCAGCTCTGTCCAATCTAAAGACCAGTGCTCCTGCGTGTAGATCGTCTCCCACCAACCGGCTGGCCTCCGATTGTTCTTCTCGACATGAGCGAAGATTGCAGGGCGGCACCGAGACATGATATCTCCGTTGTCAGCCTTCATCGTCTCATCGTCGATGATGGTGTGCCCGTGGAGGCCATCGGACGAACCGGCGTAAATCAGATCAAACAGTGCCGGATCGGTGCAGTGCTTCCATTTTGATTTATTCTTGTCACCACCATCTCCTCGACCGGGGTTGACGATGACCCAGGGATGCCACACCTGTTCGGCCTTGGTGGTATCCCCCTCGTCATGGAACGATACCTCTTGCTGGTGGCACTCCCAGGTTCCGGCGCACGGGTCATTGCCGCCATCAACCATCGTTGACCCCGCAGGCTGACAGGATAGGGCAATTGCTGTTGCCGATAATGCAAAGATTCTCTTCATTTTGTTTGGCCCCTCGGTTATAATTGCAAAGTCACAGACAAACCAGCGACTATCCTATTTTGCACAGCCCGGTGCACCCACTGAGGATTCGTATCGTGGACTATGCACGGATACCCTGCGTCTCGCCTTTGGTTCCTGAGCATAAATCTGCTCATTCTTGCGCTGAATCTCAGCTTCAAGGCAATCCACCTCCTCTTTCAATTTTTTGATGGTGATCTCGAAGCATACCCAGGCGATTACGGCGAGGATGATGAATATGGTGTTCATTGGTTGTCCTCTATTTCGTTTTCCAAGCGGCAAGAGAGCATCGTGCCGACAGGTATACCCATTGAGTTCCCAACCATGGACAGCTCCTTGGCCATGTCGAGGGTTAGGTGGTAGTCGATGGCGTGTTTTGTTCCAGAGCTGCTCACCCGTTTTGTGGAGCAGGTCACATAGTCCTGATTTTCCATGAATCCGTACTTATCAATCCGATCTTTAATCCAGGTTGAGAAATCTTTTTTCGACTCAAGGAATTCGTGCAGGTCTCTGGCGTTAACGGTGGGGATTGACTTGCCTGAAAATTGGGAGGGATTTACAGAGATGAGTTCCTTCATGATATTGCTCCTCGGTGAAAAGGTTTTAAGTGCCCTTTTCCTGCAAATAAAAAAGGGCAGACCATACGGGTTTGCAGACCGGCACCGAGACCGGCGAGCCTTTCGGCTCCCCATATGATCCGCCCAAAGAGAGCATGACCATGAAGTGTGGACACAAAAAAACCGCCAAGAAATGAGAGGCGGTGTGTCCTCTCGGTACTCGGGCTGCAAATCCCGGTCACAGATTTTGCTGTGACGATTCCAGTATTCACCATTTCGTTCGCGGTTGTCAACATTTTTTATCTCCATTTTTCCCTGTTTTAAACAACTGGTTATCAAAAAATACCTTACAAACACCATACAACCATCGGTTGTTGAATACAATAACAAATTGTTTGTATATAAAAAAAAATTGACAATTACGCTTGTATAGTTGTAATGTGGCCTTAAATGTACAAATTAAGTTGCCATTTTACCGTTGCTAACAAGAGATGGTTGTTAAATCTAAACTAGATAAAGTTAGACGTCACGTAAAAAGAGTAAAGGTTCCAGGATCTGGCAGAAAGAAGGGAACTCCGAATAAAAACACGGCCACGATCAGGGAAATGATTCTTGGGGCGCTCGATAAAGCTGGAGGGGAAAAGTATCTGCTCGCACAAGCCAAGGACAACCCGCAGGCGTTCATGACGCTGCTGGGAAAGGTACTACCAACGCAGATAACCGGGGGTGGCGAAGGGGACAACCCGGTTAAGGTGGAGTACACTTTACTTCCGGAACACGTTTTAAAAATGATTGGCCAGGAAAAAGAATAGAAACGAAGTGGCTATCACAAGAACTGAGCGAATCAAGCAGTATGCAGAGATTTTGTCAGCCGCAGATAAAAGCGGTGGCGCCATGGCTGTCTCTACTGCTTGCCGCCTGCTTTGCCAGCGTGATCTGTTCTATCTGCTCGCCTATGCTCTTGGACGTGAGGATGTGAGGCGTAATGATTGGCTCTATGATCGATGCAACGAGGTGCATGGTTCGCCTGATGGACACCTCGACCTGTGGAGCCGAGAGCATTACAAATCAACAATTATTACCTTTGCAAAAACAATTCAGGACATTCTAAACGATCCTGATATAACCATCGGGATATTCAGCCACACCAAGCCTATTGCCCGGTCGTTTCTGAGACAGATCAAGCGAGAGCTTGAAAGCAATGTCTTCCTTCAGCAGCTTTTTCCTGAAATCCTCTATCAGCGCCCTAAGAAAGAAGCCCCGGCGATGGGTAATTCGTGGTCTGACGATTCAGGGATAACGGTCAAGAGATCGACGAATCCGAAAGAGGCAACTATAGAGGCCCACGGCCTGGTTGACGGGCAGCCGACATCAAAGCATTTCAAACTGATAATTTATGACGATGTGGTCACGGTCGAGTCTGTCACATCGCCGGAGATGATTCAAAAAACAACCGATGCGCTTGCCTTATCATTCAACCTCGGGGCACATGGTGGTCGACGCCGATTCATTGGTACTCGCTATCATTTTGCCGATACCTATCGAGAGGTTATTTCCAGACAAATCGCAAAGCCAAGAATTTACCCGGCAACAGACAATGGCAAAGCCGATGGCAACCCTATCTTCCTCTCTCCCGAGTCACTGCGGGAAAAAAGAAGAGAGATGGGCCCCTACGTTTTTGGCTGTCAGATGCTGCTCGATCCAAAGAGCGAGTCAGAGCAAGGATTCATGCGAGAGTGGCTTAGACATTACGATTCTGAGCCCGATCTTTCGATGCTCAACGTCTTCCTGCTGGTCGATCCGGCAAACAGCAAGCGTAAGGGGTCAGATTATACAACCATGTGGGTTATAGGGCTCGGGCAAGACCGGAACTATTACATCATTGATTGCGTTCATGATCGGCTCAACCTCAAAGAGAGAACAGAAACGCTCTTTTCCCTGCACCGGGAATACGTCCCGCAGGGGGTAGGGTATGAACATTATGGCATGCAGGCTGATATCCAGCATATCAAAGAGCACATGGACAGACTCCAGTACCGGTTTGCAATCACTGAGCTTGGAGGATCGACACCAAAGCCTGACCGAATAAAGGGATTGCAGCCCAAGTTTGAGGATGGCCGCGTGTGGCTTCCTAAATTTATTTGGAAGACGAACAAGGAAGGCCGCAGGGAAAACCTGATTCAAGTGTTTATCGATAACGAATACATGGCCTTCCCGGTATGCGTCCATGACGACATGCTTGATTGCATGGCAAATATTATCCACCCTGATTTCAACGCTCAATTCCCGCAGGTGCAGCGCAGGGAGAGAAAAGAATCATGGAGAGATAGACTTGCTGGTCGAGCTTACGGTGGATTTAACCGGCCAACCGCCCAGGCGGCATAGTAATCAATGGAAACAGATATCCCTATGGCCACAGCAGAACACCCAACAAAACAGGCAGCGACTCAGATCACCGAATGGGAAAAGAAAACAGACGAGCAGAAAATCGGCGAATGCTGGGACAGATATCAGTATGGGGTAAGTCGTGGCCACAAGGAATTCACCGAAACCGCAAAAATGCTTGAGGGCATGTACCTCGGGGGAAACTACGATAAAGACGGCAGGCTACTGGCCGGAGGGCACTGGAATGCAACAGACCTTGCTACCCTAGATGCTAAGGGTGTCCCTGCCCATGAGATCGGAGGAATAAGGCAGGCGGTAAACGCAGCACTTGGTTACCAAATAGCCAACCGCATGGACATATCGTTCAAGCCGAGAGCAGGTGAGGCGACCAAAGAACTTGCTGACGTGAGAAGCAAGGTCGCGATGCAGATTGCCGACAACAATACCCTACACTGGATCGAGACAGAGGTGTTTGCTGACGGTCTGATCGAGCAGCGCGGATACTACGATATCCGCATGAGCTACGAAGATTCAATGCTGGGCGAGTGCAAGGTTACTTCGCTCGACCCGCTCGACGTTATCCCTGATCCTGATGCCAACAGTTATGACCCAAAGTATTGGAGTGACGTGACCGTTACCCGTTTCATGACCATTGACCAGATTGCAGATCAATGGGGAGAAGAGGCGAAGGAAATAGCTGAGCTGGAAGCAAGTGGAACTCGTAGTGAACAAGAATTCGGTGATGATGCTGACGGTGAGCGCCGGAACACCTTCGCCACCAACGACCGATACGATTCAAGCTATGTCACCGGAAAGACCAAGCGGATAAGGGTGATCGACCGCCAGCAATACATCCGTATGCTGATGGACGTGGCCGTGTACCCAGAAGGCGATATCAGGCAAATTAACGGCGATGAATCTCCAGAGTACATGGAGCAGCTTAGGCAAAGCGGGGTAGAGATCATCAAAAAGATGATGCGGCGCGTCCGGTGGACAGTATGCACTGTCTCTCGCCTACTGCATGATGATTGGAGCCCATACGACCGGTTTACTGTGGTTCCTTTTTTTCCGCACTTCAGGAGAGGACAGACGAGGGGCATGGTAGACAATGCCGTAGGCCCGGTAAAGATTCTCGACAAAGCCGTATCGCAGGCACTGCACATCATCAACACTACCGCTAATAGTGGCTGGCAGCTCGAAGAGGGGCAGCTGGTCAATATAACGGCACATCAACTTGCCACTTGGGGCGCATCTACCGGATTGGTTCTCGAACGAAAGGCGAATACTCCTCCGATTGAAAAGATAAGGCCGAACGAGATGCCGCAGGGAATGGCCAACCTTATCGATCTTGGCAATAGGTTCATTCAGGACTGCACGATTCCAGATGCCATGCGTGGTGTCAACACTCCCCAGGAGTCAGGTCTTGCCATTCAATCTCGCCAGCACGCAGCGCAGCAGATCCTTTCGGTTCAGCTTGACAACATGGCCAGGACTCGCCGCATGTTGGCGGCCTGGTTCGATTATGCAATCAGCAAATATTACGACTCTCTGCGAGTTTTCAGGATTACCAAAACCGACCCGAACACCGGGAAAGAGATCGAAGAGCGCTTGGCAATTAACGAGTTTGATCCTGAAACCGGGACGTACAACAATGACATGACGGCCGGGGAGTATGACATCGTTATCTCTGAGCAGCCGATGCAGATCACGTTCGAGAATAGCCAGTTCCAGCAGGCTATCGAGATGCGCAAAGAAGGAATCGGGATACCAGACCAGACCATCATCAAGCACAGCAATCTAGCCGACAAGGGTGAGATTATCTCCATCATGGAGACGGCTGCCGCTGGCGCTCAAGAGAGTGACCCGATGGTTGACGCCAAGGTTAAAGAGATCATGGCCAAGATCGACCTGATTGTCGCCCAGAAGGCAAAGGTTGAGAACGAGACAGCCAACGTGGGTGTAGATGCGATGTACAGCGCTGCACAGGCGGCCGGGGTGCTCGCTACCAATCCGTCTCTCGCGCCGGTAGCTGAGGAGCTGGTGTTGTCGGCTGGTTTCGTTGATAGGAACAAAGCGCCCATGATACCCAGCGTTCCTATGGCCACTGGAGGAGGGATGGAAAACATGCAACCAATTCAACCTGGCCAGCAGCAAAGCGCGAGCGAGAATATGGTTGCGAATATCCCAGACACGAGCGGCCCGGACGGTGCGCATGCAGGGATTGAAACTCAACGAATTGAAGGTGCGATGTGAAAACAAAAAAACAAGACGGATGGATAATTGAGCATGGAACAATATGCAGCCATATTCATCCTTCTCCGCTGTCACTTATGATCAATTTTATAACTGGAGGACAGCCAAGGTTGGCCGCCAGGGTTTTATGGCCGGGAAAGGAATATGCCATCCCTTCAATCAAATAAACAAAACAGCGTCCGCACCCGCTGTTTTACTGCCGTGGCCAGGATGGGTTCCCTCCTTTCCCGTCTTGGCTGCAGCAGGTTTACCGGTGCGACAACAACCAACATCGGACATTAGAGGTGCGATAGCATGAGCGAAGAAAATTTGAACGAAGAACAGCATCAAGACCAGGACGACAAGGCAACCTTCGAGGAACTGTACGGAACTGTTGATGATCATGAGCAGGACGAAGGAAAAGAACAGGAACAGGAAGAAAAAAAGACTCCTGAAGATGAAGGCTCTGGCAAGGACGAAGAGCAGGCTCGACCTGATCAGCAAAAACAGCAAGTCCAAGAAAAGTCCGGAGCTGATTCTGTTCCTATCGGCCGGTTCAACGATGTGTACCGGCGCAGCAAGGAACAAGAACGACTGATTGAAGAGCTGCAGGCTAAACTTGATGCCGAAAAAGAGGGTAAGTCCCAACCCGAGCAGAAAGAGGAAAAACCTCAATTTGATCCGGTGGAAGCCGAGCGCGAATACCTGCTCGCTTATGAGGAAGGTGATTTCGATAAGGCTGTAAGTATCAGATCACAAATTAATGCCCACTTCAAAGAGCAGGCCAAGCAGGATGCCATTGAAGAGATGAGCGCTACCACCAAACGGGAACGACAAGAAGCGGCGCAGCTTGACCTTGAGACCAGGGTGCAAGAAGTAGCGTCCGACATCGTAAAGCAGTACCCAGTTCTCGATGAGGGCACCAAGGAGGCTAAGGCTCTGCTCGATGAGATTACCGAATGGCGCGACTACTACATCACCGCAAAAAATATCCCAGCCGACAAGGCGCTACTCAAGGCGGCAGGGCGAGTCATGGGCGATGGGTCGATAAGCAAAGAACAAAAGGTAGATGACACGCCGAAAGATACCCGCACCAAAGATGCGGTCCGGCGCAATCTTGCCGACAGTAAACGTCAACCGCAACCGATGACAGGAAGCGTGGGGAGCCGAGCCGCTGGCAGCATGGCGCCGGTTGACCAAAACACATGGGACAAGTTGACCGAGGAGCAGCGTAAAGCTGAATTGATGTAAACCGTATCACCACAGATTAAACCATAACAATGAGCGCTTTCTTCGTGGGCGCTCTCAACAAAACCACGATGCTCTCGCCGTGACGATGGCGCTCTAAAATCGTTCGACCCTTGGGACGTAAACCCATGTTGCAGCCCAGGTTTTGAGGCGCAGCAGTGAATCAAAACCCGGAAAGGCACCGTTAAAGCCATTGGAATGTTTTTCACTTTTTCAATGATAAAAACGATGAGGTTGCATCATGGGCTATACACCATTTGGAGCACAACAGGGGGAGTTTGTTAAGAAGTGGACGAAAGAAAGTATCCGTACTTTCCGTGAAAACTTCTTTTTTGAGAACTGGATGAGTTCTTCTGAGAATTCAATCATCCAGACAATGCAGGAGCCGAAGAAGACCGACGCCGGTGACCGGGTGATGGTCGGTCTTGTCCAGGATATGAAGGGCCCAGGTATCGTTGGTGACAATGATATCGATAAACGCCGCGAAACGCTTGAGTCGAGCTGGATCGAAATCAAAACCGATCAGCTTCGCCAGAGCGTTACCAGCAAAGGCCGGGTTGACGATCAGCAGAGCGTTTTCGACTTCCGCAAAGAGGCGAAAGACAAGCTCTCTTATTGGCGTTCGAACATCCAGGAAGAGCTGTTGATTCTCACCGCTTCCGGTATTTCCTATAACTACAACACCGATGGCTCGTTGCGCGATACCGGCAATCAGGACGATCTGCGCACGCTGTATTTCGCGGACGACTTGACCACCCCGACCAGTAACCGCCACTTCAACTTCACCAGCGATACTATCGTAGCCGGAGATACCACGGCCATCACCACCGCTTCGGTTCCCAAATACGGCATGCTGGTTGACCTGGCCGCCGAGTCCAGAACCCGTGGTATGAAACCGCTTCGCGTTGGCGGACAAGATCATTTTGTCTATCTCTGCCACCCGAAGACCTTTGCACGCCTAAAAAGAGACGCTGATTTCCGCGACGCCATTATCAATGCCGGTGACCGTGGAAAAATGAATCCGATCTTTACCGGGGCAACCGTCACCGTTGACGGCCTGATTATTCACGTCAACAACCGGGTGTTCAATACCCGCGGGGCCGCTTCAGGTTCCAAATGGGGATCTGGCGGCACCATCGACGGAACCCGCTCTCTGCTTATGGGTTGCCAGGCGATTGGTCACGCTGACATTTGGAAGCAGGCTGAGTGGTACGAGGGCAAAGAGGACGACGGTGCGAAGAACGTCATCACCATTGCGCAGTACATCGGCATGCGCAAACTCCGCTTCAACAGCCGGTACGACAGCAACACGGTTCAGGACTTTGGCGTCATGGCCATCAACCTGGCCCTGTAATTGATATTCTCAACACACGATTCAACACACGATAAGAGGTAACGAAAATGCCCATTACTAAAAGCGCAGAAAGGCAAGATGTAAAATTTGCCTACGTCGATATCAACTTGGCCGATGTTGCCAATAACGTCCAATCAAACGTCGCCATCGATATGCCCATCGGTTCGGTTGTCCTGTTTGGCGAGCTGATCACTACCGAGGCATGGAACAGCACCACCTCTGACGTTATGGACGTGGGCGATGCCACCAGTGCCACCCGCTACCTGACTGACGGGAATATCCGGGCGCTTGGCGCTCGTGTTCCCCTGGTTCCCACTGGGTTTACAGGAACTGGCGAAGGATTGCGAGTGACATGGACAAGCGGTGGAGGAACACCTACAACCGGCAAGGTTCGCCTTGAGGTCGCCTATTTCATCAAAGGTAGAGCCTACGCCACATATGGCCGGTGAAATAGCCAGTAATATTCAAGCGTAAAACACACCGTGGGGCTTCCTTTACCCTACGGTGCTTTCCATAAATACCAAAAAAATGAGCATAGGAATAAAATGGACGACAGTACCAACAAAGAAAGCATGTGGATGAAGTCGCGTGACGAGAAGGGAACGCAGGTCGCTCTACTTTCAGGTCACTGCTGTTTTATCCCCAAGGAAGGCCGTGAAGTACCTGGAATGTTCGTTGACGAGGCGTTCCGCAGCGGATGTATCCCATGCGAGGTTAAGGCCGAAGATATTCCGCATGCGCCAAAGCAGGTCAGTGATAAAGGCCGTGAAGAACTAATTGTCTCGGCAATCAAGGTCATGCTTGAGCGTGGCGACGAGATGACGGCGCAGGGGTTCCCCAACCTTAAATCACTGGCCAAAGAGACTGGATTCACTGTCGAGCGTGAAGAAATGGTCAAGTTGTTCAATGCCATGATCGAGGAAGCCAACGCCACCAGCAGTGCGCAGAAGATTTCTGACCAGCAACCTTCAGGGATAAACCAGGATGGAGAGGTAAAATCAACTGACGCAGCACAAAAGGAAGTATTCTAATGCTCGCCCAAGAGCTGATAGATAACGCGATTGATGCGGTAAAGCCAGGGTCAGATGGATATGACGCCACTTGGTTCCTGGCGAAGCTGAACGAGTTTTCCAAGCGGATCAGCTCACACCGCAACATTCTGCTTCCTGCTCTTGATACCGAAGCTACAGTTACTGCTGTTGCCTCGGCGTCTTCCGTCAATCTTCCGGCCAACTACCAGCGCAATCTGTACTCATGCCAGCGGGTTTCAGACGGCCAGTTTGTGCATGTGGCCAACAGCCGGAAGAACATCATTGATGGCTACGGTGGTGTTTACCCGACCTATACCGGTACGGTTGACGTGGTGGCTGCGGTCAGACCGACGCTCATCTACGCGCCCAAACCGGTTGCCGATGAAGGCCTGACCATCCGCTATTACCGTATTCCTTCTGCCATCACGTTGAGCACTGATCTTCTCTCGTTTATTCCGGATGGTTTTGATGACCTGCCGTTCCACTTCCTTTGCTGGAAAGCATTTGAGCGCATCGAGCAGGGACTTGAAGGCGCTAAGGTCGACACGAATCACCATATGTCAATCTACCTCGGTATGCAGGATCAACTTGAGTTGCACCTACGCGAATGCGTTTCTCTCCCCGACCCGCCCATAGTGAGGATGCAATGGTAGCAAGCGCCGGGACACCACTGTATCGCGGAACGATTGGGCTAAACAACAAGCTCGATCCTGAACGGATATTTCATGGTTCGAAAGAGCGCCCGAATATCATCGAACTGGCCATAGCCAAAGATGTGTCGATAGATGACAGCGGCATGGTGCAGATGCGGAAGGGAATAGTCCTTGGCGTGGCAGGATCGTATCACAGCCTGTTCTGTGACGATGGTGGGGACTGCTTCGTTGTCAGAGAAAACACGACAGACGCAACGATTCACAAAGTAACGATCAGCGGGACGACAGTTTCATTGTCATCGGCAATCGTCTCTGGATTGGCCAAAGGGCAGCGCGTTGCTTTCGTCCAGGCGAATGATTTGACCATGTGGGGAAACGGATCTGTCTGCGGGATAATCCAAAGCGGTATCAACGGGACATGGTCGGTTGACGCTTACAATGGGCCTGACCAGAACGTCTCCTTTCTTTCCATCGTGCCGGTTGCCAATCATCTTGGGTATGACCGGGCCGGGACATTGGCCATAGCCAGGGCCAATGTGATTTTCTTCAACTACCTCGCTTTTGTTTTCGGCCTGTTTTCATCCGGAAGGGGATGGGTGCAGTTTCCTACAAACGTCCGCATGGTCAAGAGCGTTGAGTCAGGATGGTTTGTCTCCGACCAGAAGCGAACCTATTTTGAGCGCGGGATAAACTGGAGCGACATCAACGAGCGGGTAGTTGCCGAATATCCAGCACATGAATGGTCATGCGCGCACGAATTGATTGCCGCTACCGATCTTGAATTGGACATGGATGGGAGTTGCGCCATCTGGTCTTCTCCCCTTGGTATCGTAGCCGGGCTCCCCACCGGTTCAATCATCAATCTCACCAAAGAAAAAATCAAATACCCAACAGCGTATGACCGGGCGGCCTGCCTGATCTACGACAACAGAAAGATAATCAATACGGTGTACTGACATGGCCATTATTCGATCTACCGGGCTAAAAGACCTCATGCAGCGGGCTGGAGGTAAATCGATGGCCGATGCACTCCTTAACGGAATCCTCGTTGTCTATGGCGTTGCACCCAAGCCGGTTGACGCCGACGCAACCGAAGGGGTCACCGCTGTAGAACTTCTTCGTTTCACCAACAACGGCGGCGCTTTCACTCCAGGTGTGGCAACCAATGGTATCAACCTGGCCACCTCAACCAATGGAATAGTAGCCAAAGCCGTTGCCGAGACATGGAAAGCAACAGGCTTGGCTGATGGAACCGCTCTATGGGCTAGATTCTACGATAATTCCATGACCAAGGGAGCGTCAACCACAGCAGTCAGGATGGATCTGGCCGTAGGTGTTTCCGATGCTTTCGACGTGAAGCTCAGAACGACTACTGTGAAGATAGGCGACATCATCACATCCATCACCGCCACCTTTACCGGGCCGTAAACCGATATGGCTTTCACGCTCTACAGGTGGGACGACGCCAGTGCCCCGGTGTTGCATGGCCTGGCAGGATCAATGATAGCCGTGCTCAAGGCTTGCCTGGTCGATGGGTACGGGACAAAGACCGCCGCTGGATGGTCTGTCACCATGAGCGACGGGCCGCCTATATACAACGCCGTCTTCCGCAACAATACCGCAGGAGGTGGCTTCGGTTCGTATTTCTCCATTCTTGACGATGGCAGCGCCACAGTGTCAACGGGCATCTCGGCAAGAATACGCATGTGGGAGGCGGTAACCGGGTACGATACAGGGACAAACGGAACAACGGCAAAGTTTTTCCGGAAATCAAGCGTTGCCTCTTCTACGGC